GACGTCGCTATTAAACTCGCGCGCCCTGGATTCCCAATCCCGCGCACCCGTTCGGGTGCGCGGTAACTCACCACAGAAGGTCCCAAAACCTTTAAAAAAGACCCCCAAATTAAGGAAGACTCGCATGTCGCCACCAACAATCGTTGGTGAATGTTTCAGAAACTGCAAGTCTTCCGGGGAGTTACACTCTTCTACGGTAATCAACATCCCTGCCTCCGCGTATGAAGAGACAAGGAGATCGACGGTCTGACGCTTGGTTAAGCGGTTGGGACCATTACCTCGTCTGTGGTTAAATATGAGCATCCCGGACGAATTCCCGATGTTGTTCACGATGGTTGTCAAGACGATACCTGAACTCAAGTAACGCCCCGGGCGACCACCGCGACCCTGCACGTGAAGAGTAATCCGTTCAGACGGATCCTCGGGATTACGCACAGTGATTGGCAGGGACAATTGGGCCATAAGACCATCGACGGCAAAATCCGTGGATGGGTCAGCCCGAAGTACCTGCTCAACCATATCAAAAACGGGGTCGTAATACGACAAGTCTGCTGAACTGATGTCGACGTTCGCGCATAAACGACCATCAGCGCAATCGACACCAATTATTGAGTCATCACTAAAATAACGGTGGACCACACTGGCTCCGTTTAAAACAGCGTGAAATGACTCTAGCAGATCAGTTGATGTGGGTGTTTTGACAAATCGGGAAGAGAAACCATCTTTAAAGTATTCCACAGCCATGGCGTCCTTTGCAGTGTCTATAAGATAACCCCCAAGAGTGGATCCTTCAACTGTTAAATCCACTATCATGCGAGGCCACCCATCAGACTTGTTGATCTCTCCCTTTTTAAATTTGCCCTTTGTGCGCTGATTAGGCACACGCGTTTTATCCAGGAGACCACCCTCCTGTTCCATTGAAATCTCAGCCGCAACCCGAAGACGTTTCTTGGGATTGGGACTAACCGCCCATGCCAGCTCGCGCTCCCTAACATCCTGGTCGGAGAACGCGATGCGCGCACGAAGCTCATGCACAAAGTGCATCAAACATGGGTACGTAGCTAACATTGCATATTGACGGTTAACAAGGTGTTCGTGCAACGTTATCGCGCCACACATCTCACCTGGCTTACGCTGAGAAGTTAATCTACGTAAAGCCAGGGTCATTCCGTGTGCGCAACCAGCATTCAAAACACCGGTATGCCCAAATGATGGGCC